TGACTTCAAGAACATGAGCGTGGTGCAACTCGCCGGTGCCCCTGACCTGCTGCAAACCAACGAAGCCGGTGAATTCAAGTACGGCGCCATGTCTGACGGTGGCGAGACTTATGCCATGTTGACCTATGGCCGCATCGTGTCCCTGACACGTCAAGCCATCGTCAACGACGACCTCCGCGCTTTTGAGCGCATGGTCAGCGCCTTTGGCTTTGCGGCCCGCCGCCTGGAAAACCGCACCGTTTACGCCCAGTTGACAGCCAATGCCAACCTGGCCGACGGCACCGCCCTGTTCGCAGCAGGACACAGCAACCTGATCACCTCCAGCGCCCTGGCCATCGCCACGCTGGGTGCAGGCCGCACCGCCATGCGCCTGCAAAAAGGCTTGCAGTCTGAAGAACTCAACTTGGCGCCATCGTTCCTGATCGTACCCGCCGCGTTGGAGCAAACCGCCTACAACCTCACCAGCGCCAACTACGTGCCAGCAACCAAAGCGGAAATCAACGAATTCCGCGCCGGTGGCCGCACCGCAGTCACGCCGGTGGTTGAGCCCGTGCTGGACGCCAACAGCGCCACATCGTGGTACTTGGCCGCATCCAACAGCCAGGTTGACACGGTCGAATACTGCTACCTCGACGGCGCCGAAGGCCCGGTCATCGAGTCCGAAGTCGGCTTCGAGACCGATGGCGTGTCTTACAAGTGCCGCCTTGACTTTGCAGCCAAAGCCGTTGACCACCGTGGCCTGCTGAAAGCCACGGCCTAACAGGTAACCAGGCCGCCCACCCCGGCGGCCTGACCCCATCAACCCACCCGGAACAAACACCATGAAAACATTTATCAAAGAGGGCGATGTCCTCACCCTGGCCCCCGGTGCAGACGTAGCGTCTGGCGTTGGCTACCTGTTCGGCATCAGCCTGTTTGGCGTGGCCATCAATGCGGTGGCCAACGGCGTCGCTGGTGAATTCATCACCGAAGGCGTTGTCACCATCGGCAAGACCAGCGCCTTGGCTATTGCTGTGGGTGACCGTGTCTTTTGGGACGCCACCAACAAGGTTGTCAACAAGACGACAACCAGCCAGCAGTGCATCGGCATCGCAGTTGAGGCCGCTGCCAACCCGTCCAGCACCGTCGCCATCAAGCTCGGTGCATACACGGCAGTTGCAGCGTAACAGTCGCAGCTTAAGTCAAGCATGGTCGCCCCATTTGCAGCACTTGAAACCCGCCTGAACCGGGCGGTTTTCTCGCGCCTGGCCAATGCAGACGCCTACCTTGACTGGGCACCCGTGACTGGCATCTTCGACAACGGTTATGCACTCGGTAACGTCGGCCCCTACGGCATGGCCAGCAGCAGCCCCACGTTTACCCTGGACAGCGCACAAGTGCCGTCTGATGTGGTGGGAAAAACCCTGGCCGTGGGTGAAGATACCGCCACCACAGCCCAAGTGCGCTACACCATCGCCGCCCACCAGCCCGACGGCACCGGCATCAGCATCCTCCTGTTGGAGGCCGCATGACAACCCTCGTCAACCAATCTGTCACCGCCATCTGCGCCGCGCTGCAAAGCGCCCCGGCAGTAGCTGCCAGCATTGGCCGCGTCAACCTGCGCCCCATCGCGCAGGCCAGCGCGCAGGCGGTTGTGGTGCGCCCCCTGGGTGCTGTGCCGGGCAGCGTCACCGAGTATGCCGGGCAACCCCTGCTCTGGGAATGCTCCATCGCTGTTGAATGCTACGCCCGCTCAACCGGCTCCGCAGCCCCAGACCAAAGCGTTGACGCCCTGCTGGAGTCGGTCTATGCCCGCCTCATGCAAGACACCACGCTAAGCGGTGCCGTGCTCTCGATTGATCCCAAACAGATCACCTACGACTTTGACGCAGACGGCGACAAAAGTGCCTGCGCCACCCTCGTGTTCTCCACCATCAGCCGCGCAAGCGCGGGCCTCTTAAGTTAACCCCACCTGAAAGCACCATCATGGCTTATACCTTCCCCCAGGGCACCAAGGTTTTTTACAGCAACACCTTGGCCGCTGCTAAAACCATCTCTGCCACCACCAACGCATCGCCAGCCGTATCCACCAGCACGGCCCATGGCTATATTGACGCTGACCCCATCAAGTTTGCCGGGTTGTGGGCCGACGCCAATGACACCGTCTTTGAAGTGGACCAACTCACCGTAGACACCTTCAGTATGCTTGGCCTCAACAGCCTGGATCAAAATGTCTACCCTAACGGCAGCGGCTCCGGCACCGCCCAGAAGATCAGTAGCTGGGTCGAAGTCCCGCAAATCCTGAGCCTGCAAGGCAGCGGTGGCGGCGTCAAATATGGCACCATAGCGCCCCTCGGCTCGCGTCAAGACACCAAGCAGCCCATCGGCTTTGAGCCATCTGGCCTTGACATCAAGATCGGTTATGACGCCACCAACGCTGTCATCACCGCTATGCAATCTGTCACCCGTGTTTTCGGCAAAGTCGCCATCAAACTGGTTTTGCCAGGTGGTGGCCGAGTCTATGGATACGGCAATCTTGTGTGCAGCGAATTCCCTGAAATCGGCTCCAAAGACAGCCCCATCCAGCTCAGCGTTGGCATCGGCTTCGACGGACGCGCCATCAGCTACGGCGCTTAAACGCCGCGCAAGTTATGCGCGCCAGGGCAGCCTCACCCGCTGCCCGGCAGGTCTTCGCCCGAGCCTGCCACGGCGCGCATATCCACACATCGGGCCTGTTTTAAATCGGGCACACCATGGCAATCAACATCGTCATCTCTGACACAGTCAAATTCAAAGTCAAAGGCACCATCAATGATGCGGGCGGCATCGCCCAGCCTTTTGACTTCAGCCTCACCTGCACCCGCATGGACAGCGACACCCTGGACGCCCGCGTCAAAGCCAACAGCGACGAAACCTTTGTCGACTTCCTGGCCGGCGTGGTTGAAGACTGGGCCGGTGTCAAAGACGCCGAAGGCAAAAACGTCCCCTACAGCGAAGACGCCCTCAAGCAGCTCTGCAAAATTGCCGGTGTCGCACGGGTCGCCTGGGTCGCCTACCTCACCGAAGTGGGCGCCAAAGCAAAAAACTAGCCGCGCTCGCGCGTGCCACAGCCGAAGACCCCCACCATGCACAAGACACCAGCACCCCAGCCGCCCCCAGCGCCTGGGGCAACGTCTTGGCCAACCTGGGCGACATCAGCCAAGAGCCCGCGCAGCGCACCGAATACCTCTGGCCCTCCAATGTCAAAAACTGGCACCACTGGCAAGCCGTGCAAACCCAATGGCGCAGCGGCACGGGCGGCGCTACCGGCCTTGATTACGCTGGCGTGCTTGCATACCTTGGTGCGCAAGGCCTTAAACGCCCTCAACGTCTTGAAGCCTTCACCGGCATCCAGGCCGCAGAGCGCGCCACGCTGGAAGTCTGGGCCGAACAAGCCCGCGATGCGCAAGCCCACAAACCATAACCAGGCGCACCCATGGACAACATAGGCATCAGACTCACCGCCCAAGATGCCACTGGCAACGCCTTCAGCAGCGTCGGCAGCAAGCTCGGTGGCCTGAAAAAAGACGCCGGTGGTGCCCTGGAAACCATTGGCGGCCTGGTGGGCCAATTCAACGCCCTGGGCCTTGCCATTGGCGGAGCCATGAGCCTGGCCAGCATCAAAGGCGCCGTCGACACCGCCGACGAATTCAACAAACTGGCCCAAAAAACCGGCGTGGCCGTTGAGCAATTGCGCCAGTTGAACTACGCCGCGTCCTTGAGCGATGTCTCCACCGAGGCATTAGGCACCGGCCTGCGCAAGCTCAGCATCAACATGGCCAGCGCCGCCGGGGGTGGCAAAGAGCAAACCGCCATCTTCAAGGCCCTGGGGCTCAGCGTCAAAGACGCAGGGGGTAGCCTCAAAGGCGCCGATACCATGCTGTCTGAAGTGGCCGCCAAGTTCGCCAACTTCAAAGACGGCCCAGAAAAAGCTGCCATGGCCGTGCAACTCTTCGGCAAGTCGGGCGCAGACCTCATTCCTTTGCTCAACGCCGGGTCCAGCGGTTTAAAAACCATGGCCGACGAAGCCACCGCCCTGGGCACCGTCTTCAGCGGCGACTTTGCCAAAAACTCTGAAGCCTTCAACGACAACCTCACGCGCATCGGTGTGGCCAGCCAGTCTGCCGGTTTTGCCATTGCCAATGAACTGTTGCCCACCCTCAACACCCTGGCCGAACGCTTCCTGGAAGCCCAAAAAGCCAGCAGCGGGTTTGGCAGCTACCTCGGCGGTGGCCTGCGCACCGTCATCGAGGCCGCCACCATTCTCTACAGCGATGTGGAATTTGTGCTTAAAGGCATTGGCCGCGAATTTGGCGCCATCGGTGCGCAACTGGTCACATTGTCCAAAGGCGACTTCAAAGGCTTTACCGCCATCAGCGAAGCCGTCAAAGCCGACGGCATCCGCGCCCGTGCCGAGCTGGATAAATTCCAGTTTGACTTGCTCAACTCTGGCATTTTGAGCAGCAAAGCCGGTACAGGCCGTGGCACCGCCACTGACCCGCGCCTGTTGGGCAGCACCCAAACTGCCGCCCCCATCGTTGGATCTGGCGACAGCGCCGCCGCAGCCGCCGCCAAAAAAGCCCTGGCCGACGCCAACAAAGAACTGTCCACCCAGGCAGGGCTACTGCAAGAGCTATCTGGCTACAGCAAAAGCTACACCGAAGACGTACAGCGGTACACCGCCATGCGCGCCGCCGGGCTGCTGACAGAGCAAGCCTACACCCGCGCCATCACCGAGCTGGTCGCCAAGCAGCCCGGCGCCGTTGAAAACGCCAAAGCCCAGGCCCAAGCCCAAAAAGAACTCAACCAGGCCCTGGAAGAATTTGCCAGCGCCCGCACCAAAACCCTGACCGCCGCTGACGAAGAACTAGCCAAGGCCCAAGCCGCCCATGACGCGCACGGCAAACTGGCCAGCGTGCTGCAAGAAGAATCCTTGGCGCGGCTGGAAAACTGGCGCATCATCACCGCTATGGGTGGCGAAGACACCTATGTGCTCGACGCCCAAATCAAAGCCAAAAAAGAACTCATCCAAGTTTTGCGCTCAGGCGAGCTGCGCACCGCCTCAGAAGACCTCGCCAAAACCAACCGAAAAGCCGCCGAAGAGTCCGGCAAATATTGGGAAGACGCCCTCATGCGTGCCTTCGAGAGCGGCAAGGGCTTTTTCCAATCGCTGTGGGACACCATCAAAAACACCATGAAAACTCAGGTGTTGAAAGTCATGGTATCGGCCACGGGGCTGACGGGCATGACCGGCGCAGCAACCGCAGCCAGCAGCATGTCGGGTGCGTCCAGCGGTTTGAGCCTGTTGTCCAACGGGGCATCCATTGCCAGCATGGGCTCTGCGTTCACCGGGGCATTCAGCGCAGGTGCTGCCATTGGCACCGAAGCCTTTGGCGCGGGTATGACCATGATGGCCGAGGCATCAGGACTGTCCAGCTTCATGGCGGGTGCCGGTCAAGCAATGGGCGCAATGGGGCCAGCAGGATGGGCTGCGTTGGCGGCAGTCGCGGTTCTGAGCATGAGCGGCAACAACTTCATCAGCGCAGCAGGCACCGGCTACGGCACCCGCTCCTATGACACACAAGGCCGCGCCACCGAGACTACCCTGGCATCAGAAGGCGGCGTCACGACAGCAGTCGATAGCGTGCTCAGTGGCCTGTATAAAAGCTATTCATCACAAGCCAAAGCACTCGGCATTGCCGCAGCCAACACCAGCTTCACCTACGCCAGCAACACCGGGCGGCAAGGCGAAAACCCCAACTTCACCCTGTCGTCCATGACGGGCGGTAAGCAGTATCTCAGCACCACTGGCGATGCGGGTCTGTTCGGTGCCAATGAGGTCAAGATGACCCCAGAAAACCTGCAACTCGAAGCCAGCCGCGCCGTGCTGACTGCCTTGCAAGGCTCTGAACTACCCAAATACCTGCAAGGCGCGTTTGACGGCATTGCCATCGGCAAACTCACGCAAGCCGACATCGACGCCTGGTATCAAGGCGCAGGCGCAATCAAGTCCTTCAATGACATGCTTCAGGTCACCCCGTGGGACAACCTGAAAGACATGAGCTTTGCCACCATCCAAAGTTTGGCCGGGTTAGCGGGTGGAATTGACAAATTGCAGGCCAGCCTGGGCAGCTTCTACGACAACTTCTACACCGCTGATGTCAAAACCGCTCGCCTGACCCAACAGACTTCACTGGCCTTTGCCGCTCTGGGCGAAGTGATGCCAGCCGCCGATGCAAGTATGCGTGATTGGTATCGCGGCCTGGTTGAGAGCAAACTGGCTTTGGATCAGAGCGTTCCCGCCAACGCGCTGATGACCAACTCTGTGCTGGCTCTGCAAGAGGCCGTCAACACGCTGGCCCCAGCGTTTGATGTGCTTGGTACTGTTTTCAGCACCTTCAGCAAATCCGTTGAAGACCTCGTAAAGAACCTCGCCAGCGCACGCGACGGTGTAGCCAGCGCCAAAGCAGGCATCATCAACGCCGCCCCCCGCGACATCGCCACGCTCACAGCAGCGGCCAATGCAGCCACGCCAGCCGGGGCACTGGCACAGCAAAACGCTCTGCAAGCTGCAAAAGATGCTGCCGTGCAACCTGCAACAGATTTGGCAAACTGGCAAGGTGCGCTTTCGTTTGTCACGGGCCAGCACCAGAAATACCTTGATGCAGTCCAAGCATGGGACGCCGCAGATTTAGAGTTGGGCCTCGCCTCCGTAGACACGGCTACAGCACGCTGGACAAAGGCGGTTGAGGATTACCGTACTGCGTCCAGCAATATGTGGAGCGCACAAGCCAACGATACCTACAACATCGGCGCGTATGAGGCAATGGTTTCTCAAGCCCAAGCCGCCAAAGACCTGGCCGACACCGCCGTCAAATCAGCCGCAGACGCCTACAGCGCAGCCCTGACCCAATACGTGTCAGACATGGGTAAGAGCACCGAAACGCTCAACAAGCTGCGCGACGAGACTGTTGCCTACTACGAGTCTCAGAAGGCTCTGGCCGAAGGCATGGCAACCAGCGCGGCGAACCTGCGCGAAGCCGCCAAAGCCATCACCACCAGCCAGCTTGACCCCCTCGCCGCCGCACGCCAAAAGCAATCCGAATTTGCCCAAGCCTACAGCATGGCCCTGTCCACCAGCGACATGGCAAAAGCTGGCTACGCTGACAAAATGGCCGCGATGCTACCCGGCCTGAGTGACGCACTCAAAGCCACCCAATCCATGCGCGACTGGGGCATTGCCGCTGCCCAGATGACAGCCCAGAGCAACAAAGTTGCCAGCCAGCTTGAAGCCGCCGCTGCGGTGGACTACCAGAAAGAAAGCCTTGATCTGCTGAACACCATCGACACCTCGCTTGCCAACATGCAAAGCGATGCTGCGGTGATCTCAACAGCAGTCAAAACAGGTGCCGACCAGACCATGCAAGGGCTGATGATGGTGGTGGGTGCCATCCAAGGCTCATCATTTGCGGGTGCAATAGGCGGCAGTGGCGACAGTGGCAGCTTTGCCGTTGGCACCAATTACGTCCCCCGCGACATGACCGCCCGTATCCACCAGGGTGAGCGCATCATCCCCGCTGCTGACAACGCAGCCCTGATGAGCCGCTTGAGCAACCCAGCGGCCAACAACGAGGCGCTGATCATCGAAATCCGCGCACTGCGCCAAGAAGTGACTGATCTGCGCAAGGCCAACACCAGCGAAAACACCCAGATCGCCACCCACGCTGCGCTCACGGCTGACGCCACCCGGCGCATGGACAAACAAGGCGTGCTGGTCTACACCGACCCCACCGAGCCACTCACAACACAGGTGGCCGCATGATCGTCATCCCACCCATCGACTGCACCGCCTCCGGTGTGCTCACGGCCACCAACGCCGTGGATTACACAGCATACAACGCCGCCACCGCTTACGGTGCCTACGTGCTGGCAACCGGCCCCACGGCGACCACTTATTGCAGCTACGCAGGGCGCAACTGGTACAGCGTCCAAGCCGCCAACACCGCCCACACCCCAGGCTCTGACGCCTTGTGGTGGGCAGACGATGGCCCCAGCAACAAGTTTGCGATGTTTGACACCAGCGTGCAAACGCCCACTACCTGCACCGGCAACCTCGTCTTTACCCTGCACCCTGGCCGCTTCAGCGCCATTGGCCTCATGGGTCTGGTGGGCAACAGCGTGCAAATCGACATCGTGGACGGTGCCACCACCATCTATACCGAGACCCGCACCCTGGCCTCAAGTGATGGCACTTACTTTTCGTTTGCGCTTGAGGAGTGGTCGCAAGTGCGCGAAGCCACGTTTTACGGACTGCCGGGTGTGCCCAGTGCCAGCGTCACCATCACCATCAGCGGCACCACCACAGCGTGCGGCCTGTGCGTGATCGGCAAACAGTTTGACATCGGGCAGGCTGAATACGGTTTCCAAGTCGCCATCGAAGACCGTGGCCGTCACTACCTCGACAGCCTGAGCAACCCGGTCAACCTCGAGCGCGGCTACAGCAAGGGCATCAGCGGCAACGTCATCAACACCCGTGGCGACTTCAATCGTCTTGTGGCTTGGCTGGCTGACCACATCGGCACCCCCTGCCTGTGGATTGCCGCACCAGGCCAGAACGACTTGATCGCTGCAACCGTGTTTGGCCGCTACGTTCGCGCCGTCCCCGTCATCAGCAGCTACACCCACGTCACCGCTGCCATCGAAATCGCTGGCTACCAATAAGGACTCACCACAATGGCAACACCTACCCTCTCCGCGCCACCCGCCATCCCCAACAAATACGGTGGCGACCCGGTGGCGTTCGACAGCGCAATGCAAGCCTGGTTGACATGGGAATCCACCCGCTACAACGAAGAAGTGAATCTGGTGAGTTGGGCCAACAACATCCAGATCACCACCAACGCCCAGACCGCTGCTGATGTGCTGCAAGCCGCCACAGCCCGTGACGCAGCCATCGCCGCATGGTCAGCCAGCACAGCCCCCGCAGAGCAGCTATCAGCCCTGAGCCAATCCCTGCACTACGGCGCAGTGGTCAAAGCCATCGTGTACGACACCAGCAAAGATTCTGATGGTGGGCAGTGGCGCAAACGCTGTGCAAGCAAATCTTGGTACACCGAGACTCTTGGCGGTGATCGCTGGCTGGGACAACAAGCCACCATTGCAGCCGCATGGACAGCAGCAGGTAGCGCAACGGGTGCGGTGTTTCAGGCATCGGCTACAGCAGGGCCATTGATCGCGGGGAACTATTACGCTGCCACCAGCGCCACGACAGCAACGCTTGTTTACCGTGGCATTAGCAGGGAATTCCCCGCAGTGGCTGGCATCGTGGCTGAATCGGGCAGGGTTGTGATTTATGACCTGACTGCGCCGGGGTGCCCGATGTGGATGGTGTTTGCCTATGACGCTGGTGCTCTCAATATGCTTTGCACATTCGTGGGTACATCAATATCCTGCATTGCTGCTGTCAACGGGATGATTGCACATGGAAACTCTACTTATGATATTGCTCTTTTGAACTTTGTAGCTGATTCAGGCGTGCGCATGAGCGCGGTTGCGACAAATAAGTACAAGGGCAATATCTCTCAGCGAAATGCTGGACTGTCTACAGTACAGGTAGCATCGGTTGGCATCGTCAATAGGGCAGTCAATGACTGCGCCATCACCGTTCTAGACAACGCGCCGATTGACCCAGCTACGGGTTTGCCAACGCCAACTATCGCTGTGGCTACTGCGGGTGGCGTGAGTGTGATTTTGGATTCTGGGGCGGTGGTGAATAGCTCTGATACAGCGTCATTCGCAAAACTAGGCTACAACACCCAAGGCACAACACTTGCTGCACTTCGCACCAGCGCATCAGCTAGCGCGATATTTTATGCAACAGCTTTCGGCGCATCGTTTACGCTAACTCAGCGGTACTCAGGTGGTGCGTCAATACCCGCAACTTTGGCGAATTCGTCAAACGCCGGGATTGTTGTTAAGCCACAGTTAACAGCACGTGGCGGGGCAGAAGGTCTTGACCTAATTCACGAAAACCCTACAACGCCAACAAAGAGCATGGTCGCAAAGATCACATCGCAGTATTGTTCTGGCATTGAAATTGGAGATTCGCGTGGTGCCTACCTTGCTGACACAGTAGCCGAAACCATTACATCAGCAAGCCCACAAGCCGACAGGTCGGTGAAAAACAACCCG